TCCAATGCCTTGCTGACCGCGACCTTGCCCTTGTCGAGACCGATCCCGAGGCCCTCCATGATGTTGCGGCCGATCTCGGAGAACACCCGCGACGGCGAATGGATCCCGAGGACGCCCTTCACCTTGTTCACGGCACCAGATGCAATGCTGCCGATCTTGTCCTCAACCGCGCCGGCCATCGACCCGATGCCGTTGATCAGGCCCTGAATGATCGCCACGCCCGCTTGGAACAGCAGCGTGTCGAAGCCGACGACCGCCTTGAGGATCAGGCCCGGCAGCGCCTTCATCGCGGCCCAGATGCCCCGGATCCCCAACGAGAACGCCTTCTTGACCCCGGCCCAGCCCAGGGACACGATCGACGTGATCACCTTCCACGCGCCCGACAGGATCTGCTTGACCCCGTCCCACGCGCCGGACCAGTCGCCCTTCATGACCGACAGGGCAACCTTCAGGATGCCGCTGATGATCCTCAGCGCCCCGGTGATCACGCCACCGATGGCCTGCCAGACGCGCTTGGCGAGTCGCAGGTAGTCGTCGCCGAAGTGCTCCCAGATGAACTTGAGCACGCTCGTCGCGGTGCGGATGATCTGCACGATCAGCGCGAACGCCTGCCCGATGATCTGCCGGACCTGGCCGAACGTCTGCCTGGCCCACGCGGAGATCGGGCCCCAGTTCTGCCTGATCATCGTGACCACGTCACGCACGATCGGGATGAACGCCGCGTAGAAGTTCTTCCAGGCGCCGAGGAGCGTGTCGACCTTGTCCCTGACTGCGTCGAGAGCGGAAGGTCCATCGCTATGAAGCCGAGCGAACAAAGGCGGCAGCACGGTCCCGAGGAACGCAACGAGCGGCTGAGCCGCGTGGACGATGTCCATGAACCCATGACCAATGTGCGTCAGCGCTGGAATCAGATTGGCGGCGAGCCCGTTGGCCAGCGTCTGCACGACGGGTGCCAGCACCTGCCCGATCATGATCTGAGCGGTCTCGATCGAGCCCTTCAGATTCTCGATCGCCCCCGCGGTGCCCTTCATGCGAGCCTTCGCCATGTCCTGCGCGGCGTTCTGGTCCTTCGTGGCCTTGATGTAGCCCTCGATGCCCTTGGCGCCGTCCTTCATCAGGACAGTGGCGGCGCGAGTGGCGTCGGATCCGAAGATCGCGCTCATTGCCCGCGTGCGCTCGGCCTGCGAGAGCTTGCCCATTTTGTCGTGCAGCTGCCCGGCGATCTCGGCGATCGACTTGAACGACCCATTGGCGTTGACGAAGTTGAGGCCGAGCGACTTCATCGCCCCACTGGCCTTGTCGGTCTGCGGGACCAGCCGCGACAGCATCGTCTTCAACGACGTGCCCGAGTCAGCGCCCTTGATGCCCGCATTGTCGAACGCCGCCAGCGTGCCGACCGTCTCCTGAAGAGACAGGCCCGCGTTCGTAGCACCGGGGCCGACCTGCTGCAGCGCCAGGCCGAGAGACTCAACGGAGGCCGTCGAGGCGTTCGCGCCGCCCGCCATCGCCGCGGCGATCTTGGGCATGTCCTTGCCGCGGAGGTTGAACGTGTTCATCGCGTTCGACGCGATCGTCGCCGCGGTCGCCAGGTCGGTGCCGCCAGCGGCCGCCAGGGTCAGGGTTCCGGCAACGCCACCCTTCATGATGTCGGCGGTCTTGATGCCCGCCTTGGCCATCTCGAGCATCGCGTCGGCAGCGCCCTGGGCAGAGAACTGGGTCGACGCGCCAAGCTTCAGCGCAAGGTCGTTCAACTGCTTCATCTGCGGCGCCGGCACCTGAGCGGCGGCCTGCAGCGTGTTCATCGTCTGGCCGAACTGCGCCTCAAGGTTGATCGAGTCCTTGACGAAGGATCCGATGCCGACAGCCGCGAACGCGCCGCCGAGCAGCCCGAGGCCCTTGGCCAGAGTGCCGAGCTTCGAGGTCGACTTCTCGGCCTCGCCTGAGACGCTGCGCAGCGTCTTGCCCGCCGAGCGGTCCTCACCGAGGAGCAGCATCTTCAGGGTTGCGGTCCCGGCCAATGCGTCACCCCCGGTTCTGTTTGCGCATCTCGGTCACGTACTCGTCGTGGAACCCCGCATAGCCACGCCATGCCCACACGGGCAGGTCCCAGATGGACCACGGGCTGATCGACGGGATCAGCCGGGACAGGAGGACCAGTCGTTCGCGGACGGCCTCCTCGATCTCGTCGACTAGAGGATCGGGTCCTCGGCGCCGTCGTCGGGCAGGTCGGCGCCCTCCTCGGAAGCCGACTGCTGCGGCTGCGGCTTCTTGGCCGCCCGCGTAGGGTCCGCCTTCTTCGCCGCCTTGTCGGCCGGCGCGGGCAGCATCGTCAAGTCGCCCATCTCGAAGTCGATGGCGTCGATGAACCGGATCGCCTCGCCCGCGGCACGTCGCGACGCCCAGATGGTGGTTGCGAACACGAGCAGCGCCCGCGGGTGCTTCTGCGCCTCATCGTCGGGGAGTGCGCCGATCTCCTCGGCTGCGGTCTCCACGTCCGACCATGAGGCACCCATGCCGAGCTCGTCGAGGTCGGCCTGGAAGGTCAGCAGATCCCTCAGGGTGACCTTGTCGATGCTCCCGGTCGTGTAGACCTTCTCGCCGATCTTGAACCGTGCGGTAGCCACGTCATGCCTTCCTTGCTGCGTCGTCGAGGGTCTTCTGCACTGCGGTGATCGCGTCGTTGGCGACCCTGGGCGCCTCGGCTTCGAACGCCTTCGTGAACTCGCCCGCCGGCACCCGTTGAGCCACCCACGTCCAGCCCTTGCGCTCAGTGCCGCCGAGCACGTGGCCGGTCTTCCCGCGGGCCGTCTTCCGCAGCCCCTTGCGGTTCCGCAGGAACACGGGGTGCCGCAGGATGCCCGTGTCCAGCGACTTCAGGTCGTGATTCGAGCGGTCCTTGAGGAGCAGTTGCACCGATGGGTTGGCCGACTGGCTGAACCGCATGCCGACCCTGGCTTCAGCCACCAGTCCGGCAAACCCGCCCCGGTGCGGCATCCGCTCGGCGCCCTTGCGGATGACCCGTTCGCCCAGCGGCTTTCCGATCGTCCGCAACGCCTTGCCGACGTTGCGGGACAGATCCTTGTCGGCCGCCTCCTTGAGGGCGCGCGCGAACCGCTCGAAGTCGTCGGTGCCCTCGACGCGGAGACCGGTCACAGGGCGGCGTCGGAGGTGCGGATCACGACCCAGATCGGCTGAGCGGCCGTGAGGTTGTCGAGCACCTGGAACTTCATGGACTGGGTGATCAGGTCGGTGCCGTTGGTCTTCGCGAGCTCGGTGTCGAACTTCACCTCGGGCAGGACCACCTGGATGGTCTCCACGCCGGTGCTGAGCGCCGCGCCCGTGTACTGGAACAGCAGCCCCATCGGGGTGTCGTTGAGGACCGCGTCGCGGAAGGTGGTCGAGTCGTACTCCACGGTGCAGGAGCCGGAGATCTCGCGGAGGCCCACGAGCGGCTTGGCCTTGCGGCCGTTCGCGCCACCGTTGAACCGGTCGGTGCGCAGGTTGTTGTTGATGCTCACCGACGCATCGCGGAAGTCGGCGACAGTCGACGCCATGCTCGCCAGCGCGGTGGTGGTCGGCGCGGTCAGCGTGCCCGTGGTGATCGACCAGTTGCCGAAGTGGAACAGGCTCGGCGAGGCCGGGTACGACGGGGTCGCGTAGGCGGTGGCCGTGGTGAGGTCGCCGGCGTCCACGGAGAACTTCGCCATGCCGATGTCGTCGTTGGCGAACGTCAGCTCAAGCTGGCTGATCATGCAGCCCAGGAACGTGTAGGCGTCGACCGTGCCGCCGGCCTCCACGAGGCCCTTCTGCAGCGTCAGTGACTTCGGGGAGTCGCCGAGGGTGAAGTTGTGCTGGTAGGTCGTACCGGACACCAGCGTGACCGCCGACGTACCGAGCGCCGAGTCGAGCCACGGGCCGAGACCCTTGGAGGTCAGCTCGAACGACACGTCGCCGCCGCCGTCAGCGGTCGGGACCACGCGCCGCGCAGACCGGGCAACACGGCCACCGACACGGAGGCCCTTGCCCTGCTTGATGGACTTGTTCCAGTCGAGCGACTCGTCGGTGTACTCCAGCCACCGCGTGACGGTCACACCCGTCTTGTAGGTGGTCTCCTGCGCGACGCCGATGCTGCAGTCTTGCGTTGTGGCCACGACAGGCCCCTTTCAATGCGGAAGCCCTCACCAATGGCGAGGGCTTGGGGTTGGAGGCTGGAAGGTTCGAGGGCTACTTCTTCGCTGCGGACTTGGGCTCGTCGGGCACGAGCTCGTAGTTGCCGACCTGCTCGAGGAGCGCGTCCGCGAACTCGGCCGGGCAGTCGAACACCTCGCCCGGCTCGAGGCAGCCGGCGCCGGGCTCGCCGAACGGCTCGCCTTCGCGGCGCAGCAGCGGCAGATCGACCTGACCCAAGGGGTTGACGTTGCGGAGCTTCACGGTGGGCATGGGCTTCTCCTTAGATGCGGGCTCGGAAGTGGATCGGGAACGAGATGATGCACACGGCTCCGTCGTGGCCTTGGTCCTGCTGCCAGCGCCAACCCGAGCCGATCTCGGCCACGAGGTAGGACACCGACGTCAGGCCAAGGTTCGGGGTAGTCCGCAGCAGGTTCTCCACGGCAGCCACGACGGCCGCGCAGGCGTCACGGGCGGACTTCTGGGCCGCGTTGCCCGCCTCGCCCTTCCACGACAGCGCCGAGCACCACAGGTCGCCGGACTCGTCACGTGAGCGCGGGGTGCCCGCTACGGCCGCATGCTGGTCGGTTGTGGCAGAGGTCGCCATGCCGGTCTCGTTCGGGTCGTCCACGCCGATCAGCAGGAAGTCGGCCGGGTCATCAGAGACCCCGAAGCCGTCATAGACGCGCACGTTGGGCAGCGCTGCGGTCAACTGCGTGAACAGCGCATCGGTGAGCGCAGGAACGACGGAGACGGCCATCAGGCGAGCGCGTGCTGTAGGTGCGGGGCAAGGAGCTCCTGCACGCGGTAGGGCAGCAAGTAGCCGGCGCCCGCTACGGGCTCCGACTGGGGAGACCCTGGCCGCACTCCCGTCCCGCGCTGCGAAGCCCAGAGGTGGCGCACGAGCTCCTTGACGGCCATCTTCAGGTCTTCGGGGCAGGTTGAGCGGCCGGCGCTGTAGACAACGTCGTAGTACCGGGCCGTGAATGCGCGATTGGCGTTGTAGGTCACCAGTCCCGAGCCCGTCTCGAGGTGAAGATCTGTCAGCGTCAATGCGGCCCCGCCGTCTGCGGGCGTCACGGACGTCAGGCTGACCACGGGAGTGATTGGCAGGGCGAGCGCGGAGACGCCGCCGCAGAGCCGCGCCGTCGCCGAGGTCGGCGCGAGCGGCCCCACGCGGTTGGTCAGGGTCGCCTCGGCCGAGTCGATGAACGTCTGCAGCTCGGTGTCGGAGGTCGTGACCGTGACGTTCAGGTGCGTCTTAACCTCGGCGAGCAGGACGACCGACATGGACCTACTCCTCTGCTGGGGTGGCGTGGAGTGCGCGACAGCGGTCGTATTCGTCCTCGTCGAGGAACACGCCGTGCTTGTCGTGCGTAGTACGGACCCCGGTGTGGACCATGACTGGCAGGTCGACCGAGGCGACGCGGATGCAGAACGACAGATCCTCGGAGAAGACCGTCGTGCCATTCGGGTGCGCGATCTGGTCAAACCAGTGGTCGCCGACCCTGACGCGGATTTTCTCAAGGGCGCTGCGGTGGATGACCAGGCAGGCCGCGCCCGTTCCGCTGACCGGGATCAGTGCGTCGCGCGGGTAGTCGAGGATCGCCCGGAACCCGACTTCGGTGGCGGTGTCGACGTACTCGAAGCACGTCGGGACCACTACGTACTTCTGGCCGTAGAACTCGCCGGGGGTGTCACGGCGCAGGGAGAAGCACAGGCCGCCGACGACAGGGCGCTCCTTCGGGTCCGCGGCTGCGATCAGACGGTCGACCGTGTCGGGCGCGAACCCCATGTCGCTGTCCACCATGAACAGCCACTCGCACTCGGTGGCGTCGAGGAACTGCTTCGCGATCTGGTTTCGGCCGGCGACGATGCCGCCCGCCTGCGCGTTGTCGCGGAGCTGCTTGCCGTGCGGGACCATCCGCTTGGAACCGAAGGCATCGCACAGGTACAGGTCGATCAGGGACTGGCCGAAGCAGTGCGACCAGTGGCCGGGGTCGAGGAACCCAACGGCGACGGTGCCCGCCTTCACGACTTGGCAGTGCCGCGGTTGCGCTTCTGGCCCGGCCCAGCGGTCGCCTTCTCGATGACGACCGACTCCACGATGGCCGGGTCGGTGTTGCGCGGGGCGAATGCCCATCGGTACGTCTCGACCAGCACGTCGCTCGGGTCGTAGTCCACAGCCGGGTCGAGCGCGACGAACGCGCCCGTCTCGGGGTGCTTGACGATGACGGGCTCGGTGGGGTGGGGCATTGTCTTGCTCCTCTGTTGTTGGCTCACGCCGCGAGATGCGCTGCGACGAGTTCGGGGTAGGTCTCGACGACCCAGGCGGCAAGGTCGGCGGCACGCTGCCCGCACGGCTGCGGCTTGACCCAAAGCTCAAGATTTTCGGGGCGGTTGTCGTCGCGGATGCCGTTGAGGTGATGGACGTTCTCCCATGGGAAGAGTTCACGACCAAGGAGTTGGGCCATCACGTGCCTGTGTTCGAGCACCTTCTTGGCTCGATCGCCTGGGAATGTCAGGTAGACATATCCATCCTCGATGCGGCGCCAGATCGCATCCCCGCTGTGTCGGCGCCTCGGAGATGGCTCGCCGATCAACCCCGTCCTGCGCTTGCGGCCATAGTGGAGATCGCACAAGCCCTTGGAGTAGTTCATCCGAGCACAGCCCTCGACTTCGCAGGGCATCGGGTTGTACTTCGACCCGCGCTTTCGGCGGCGCCGGGTTTCTTCCAGTGCAGTCGCATAGCGCGCCCGATCCTTGGCCCGAGTCCGCTCTCGCTTGCATTCCAACGAACACGTCACTGGAGGTCTGCTCTTCGTTGGGACCCAGGCGAACTGGCTTCCGCAATACGCGCAGACATAGGCGGGGCGGGCGGTCGAAGGCTTGGGCATGGCGCTTCCCTCTGTGGAGTTGATGATGGTCTCCCCTGCTAGCGATTCGCCCGTCGAGGGGCGGGCACCCCAACCCACAGAGGGAGGTTGGGGTGCCCTAGCGGTTGCTTAGGCCGCCGCTCTCAGACGACTACGCGGTCGTCTTGTCAACGAGGAGCCTGAAGGCGTCGACGTTCGTGACGTCAGCACCATTCCTCCACGTCGCGTACCACGCACGCCGCCCATCGGGGAGGTTGTTCGCGGTGTTAAAAAGGTGGGGGATGTACTCAACGGACATCCCTCCGGGGCGGTCGACAATCACATACTGCGAGAAGTCCCCGAACAGGACTTCCTGGTCGAGCGCGGTCGTGGTCTGCGTAGTCGGAGCGTCGTCCGACTCGACCACGTCACGGCCGAGGATCCTGCCCGCGGTCGGCTCGCGCAGGTCGCCCGAGTAGGACGCCGAGACGGCCGTACCGAGCGCCTTGATGGCCACGGTGTAGACCGGGTTCGCGACCCACTTCGAGGCAGGCCCGCGGTAGCGCTTCGGGGTGCCGGTGTAGACCGCGTTCAGGTCCACGAGGCCGATGGTGGCCGCCGTGGTGGACACGACCCGCGAGGCGGTCACGGCGGCGACCGCAGTGAAGACGCCCTTCGGGGTGGTGGTGCCCGCGCCGGTCGCGTGAGCAGCGCCCTCGAGGCGGTCCTTGGCGTCGGCGAACATCATCAGGACGTCGGTGCCGAGGTCGGAGATGTCCTCCACGGCCGAGATGCTGGCCTGCACCAGAGCCTGTGCGCGGACGGTCGGGATCGACGGGTTGCCGAAGGTCGGGCTGTCGTCGCTGACCTCCACGACCTCGCCATCCCAGCTCGCGGTGACGCCGGCCGAGGTGATGCCGTTCCATGCGGGCTGGCCGTCGGTCAGGGTGACCACGCGCGAGATCTTGCGGATCTCGTTCGTGGACAGCGCCGACGTCAGGATGATGGTCGGGTCGAGGTGCGTCGGCAGCAGGAACTTGCCGTTGGCGTTGGTCGAAACGCCGAGGACGGTGCGCTCTTCGTTGGTCAGCGCGTACTCGCGACCCTGCACGACCTTGAGCCACGCCGAGGCGTAGTCGTCGGTCGAGCGAAGGATGATGCCACGAGCCCAGTCGCGGTCCTTGGAGTGAGCCTTGAGGACCGAGCGGACGTGCTCCAGGTTCTCCGGAGCCTCGACCTTGTCCTCGAGGGCGCGCATCGCAGCGTCGGCGATCTGGCGGGCAGTCGAGGAGCGATCCTCCACGACCTCCATGGCGTCGCGCGCGATGTTCACGTTCGGCGCGGCGGCCTTCTGCTCGACGGTCCGCTCGGGCAGCGCAGCGGCCTTCTCGATGGCCTCGTGACGCTCGAGGAGCGCCATCTTGGCGGCACGCGCGGCGATCTTCTCGTCGAACGCGGTCTGCTCCTCGGGGGTGAACTCGCGGAGCTCGCCCTCCTCGGTCTGGTGAAGGGCGCGGATCTCGGCGTCGAGGGCCTCGATCTCACTCCTCAGGGTGTCAATGTTCATCGGATTACTCCTGAGAGCTTGAGCGCGCGGGCGCGCGCAGCGGGTGAAGGGACGTGTGCCGTGGAGTGCTCGCGCGGCTCCTCGACGTGGGCGGCGGCTCGTCCCTCACCGGGCGCCCCTTCGGCGCCACTCGGCTCGGCTGGAGTGCCAACCAGAGCGCGGGCCAGTTCGGCACGCGCCTGGGGGTCTGAGAGGAATGACAGGATCTCGGCGGACCGGACCCCGACACTGGTCCCGGCGTAGGCCGGGAAGACGACCGGGCCGACCTCGTAGAGCCGGACCTCGAGCAACGTGCGCTTGAGGATGCTCGCCGGGTCGGCAGAGTCCGACGCCCACAGGCGCCGCTGTACGTCGTCAGGCTTGACGAGCTTGCCGGTCGAGTCGCGCCACTCGTCCTTGACGACCGAGAAGCGGAACGACATGCCGGGGATGGCCTTGGACTTGATCGCGTCGCGAACGGGCTGGACGAGCCAGTTGTCGTGCAGCTGGGCCAGCACGTGGAGGCCGTTGTCGTCCTCGCGCAGCGACTCGAACGAACCGAGCGGGATCGACCCCACCATCGGGTGTCGGCCGTGGTCGAACTGCAGGACGGGGGTCCGCTCGGCCAGCGTCTTCTTGAACGCGCCGCGCTTGATCTCCTCGTCGAACACGCCCTCACATGAGTCGATGCGGGTCGGGTCGCCGAACACGGCGCCGTAGCCGTCGAGAGTCAGGCCGTCGCCCTCGGCGGCGTCGCGGATCTCGAACGGCACGCTGCGAGACAGCATGGTTTCACTCATGGTCAGGC